GTAAATCCATACTTAGAATCAGTAGTACAAAGACAAGGTCTTTATGCTTACAGAGTAGTAATGGATGATACAAACAACACAGCAGATGTTGTAGATAGAAACCAATTAGTAGGTCAAATATTTATTCAACCAGCCAAAACAATTGAATTCGTAGTATTAGATTTCACAATCGAACCAACTGGAGCTACTTTCGGATAATATTTATAAACACAGATATTTATAATAAAATAAAGTATCTTGGTAGTCGTTTACAGACATATTAATTTAGATTCAAATAAAGTATTTTATGTAGGAATAGGCACTGAAAAACGTGCCTACGACTACAAAAGTAGAAATAGAGAGTGGAAGATTCAAGCAGAGAATTCAATCATAGAGACAGAAATCTTATTTGAATGTGATACAAGAGAGCAGGCTTATCAAAAAGAAATAGAGTTTATAAACCTTTATGGAAGAGTTGATAAAAAAACAGGGACACTAGTTAATAAAACAGATGGTGGAGGATGGCTTAAAGGAGCTATCTGGAGTGCAGAGAGAGTTAAAAAGTATTCGGAGAATGCAAAAAGTAGAGGAACTCTTAAAAAATGGCAGGAAAAAAACGGACCTGCTGTAAGAGGAAAAAAACTACCAAAGCAAAAACAAGAGCATATTGAAGTAAGAGTAGAGGGAATTAAAAAAGCTTGGCAAAATAAAACTCAAGAAGAAAGAAACCATCAAGTAGCTCTATTTATAAGTAACAATCCAAGTCACAGAATACAAAACTGTGAGCATTGTGGAAGATTGATACAAGGAGCAAGTGCTTTTAAGAGATTTCATGGAGAAAATTGCAAACAAAATAAAAATAAAAATAACTAATAAAATAAGAAATATATGGCTGTTCTCGACCCTAATGAGATAATGTTCAGAGCCTTCGAACCAATGGTTCAACACAGGTTCGTAATGTATATAGATAATATCCCAGCGTTCATGATTAAGAACGTGAAAGCACCTAACTTCGTAGATGGAGTTATTAAACTTGACCACATCAACTCTTACAGAAAGATAAGAGGAAAAAGAGAATGGCAAGATATGGATATGACTCTATACTCACCAATCACACCTTCAGGAGCACAAGCAGTAATGGAATGGGCTCGTTTAGGATACGAATCAGTAACAGGTAGAGCTGGATATTCAGATTTCTATAAAAAAGATTTAACTCTTAACATTCTAGGTCCTGTAGGAGATATCGTAGGGGAATGGATTATCAAAGGAGCTTTCTTAACAAAAGGAGATTTTGGACAATTTGACTGGACAAACAGTGATAGTGCAGTAGAGATAGGAATTTCAATTGCAATGGATTATTGTGTCCTCAACTATTAATCCAACACAAATAAAAATAAACAAGCCTGGCAACCGTCAGGCTTTGTTGTTTTAAAAAAGTTTTATGTGTATATTTATATATAGAAAAAGTTACTAACAAATAAAATTTATGGAACAAAAGCAAAAATTTCCTACCGAAATGGTAGAATTACCATCAAAAGGATTACTATATCCAAAAGATTCAGCACTAGCATCAGGTACTATTGAAATGAAGTATATGACAGCTCGTGAGGAAGATATTCTAACCAATCAGAATTATATTCAACAAGGAGTAGTTATTGACAAACTATTACAATCTCTTATTGTAACTCCAATCAATTATGGAGATCTTTTAGTAGGAGATAAGAATGCAATCCTAATTGCTTCTCGAGTATTAGGATATGGAAAAGATTACGAGTTTGATTATAGAGGAACTAAGCACATAGTTGATTTAGCAGAACTATCCTTTAAAGATATTGACTACAAACCACTAGAAGCAGGAAAGAATGAATTTACCTTCACAATGCCTTCTACAGGTACAAATATTACTTATAAATTAGCTACACATGCAGATGAAATAGCAATTGAACAAGAAGTAAAAGGATTGAAAAAATTCAATAAAGATTCTTCAACAGATCTTTCAACAAGACTAAAAAGAATTATAACTTCAGTAGAAGGAAATTCAGAAACTAAAACTATTAGAGATTTTGTAGATAACTTTTTACTTGCAAGAGACTCAAGAGCATTCAGAGAGCATATTAAAAATACACAACCAGACGTTGACTTAAAGTTCTTCCCAGAAGACGGACCAGAAGGAGGGGTTGAAATCCCTATTGGGGTTAGCTTTCTTTGGCCTGACGCCGGAGTATAGAGCTGGAATTTTTAAAGAAATACATGAAATTGTTTTTCATGGAAAGGGAGGATACTCGTTTGAAACAATATATGATTTTCCAATTTGGCTAAGAAGATATACCTTTAGAACCATTTTAGATTGGTATGCAAAAGAAAATAAGCAGAACGAACAACAAAGTGGACAGCAGTCCCTTTTACAGAACGGAAAAATAAAAGCACCAGATTATAGTACAAAGGCTTCTAAATAATAGAAGCTTTTGCTATTTATAATAAATAAATAACTAAAAGTGGCAGTAAATAAAAACGATTTACAGAAAATATTAGATCAGATTGAAGCACTGACAGGTAAGAAGATTACTCTGGACCTAGATACAAAAGGACCTCAGGAGCTTGCTCAACTTTTTGATACCTATGAAGAGAAGTTAATCAACATAAGAAAGCAAAGTTCACTTCTTAATATGTCATTACAAGAGACAAGAGATATCTCTAAGGCTATTGTACAAGAAATGACTAAGCAAAACAAAACTGTTCAGGCAGCAAGATCTGCTATGACTGGATTGACAGGTATTGCTACAGAGTTATTAAATGAGGAAAGGGAGATAAGTGCACTAAATCAAAAAAGACTTAGCACTTTAGTAAAACAAGCTAAGATAAATAAGCAGTCCCTAGACGACCAAGCAACCTACATCAAAAGAACTGGAGAATCAACCTCAGAAGCTATTAAGCGATTAAAAACGGAATCACAAAGTCTTAACTTAAGAACTAAAGCAGGTAGACAGAGAGCTGGAGAAATAGCCAATGAAAAAACAATACTAAGAGCAGCATTAGATCAAGAAGGGATTTATGACCAAATAGTAAAGACTGCTGAAAAGCGATTAAAGCTAGAACAGGCCACAACCAAGTCTTTTGGACTTACAGGAGCAGCCCTCTCAGCAGCATCTACTATTGCAGGAAAGTTTGGAATGTCACATGTTTCAGAAGAGTTAGATGACATTCAAACAAAACTATCAAACGATATTAGAAAGGCCGTTGAACTAAATAACGACAAAGCATTAGGTTTTGCTCAAAGATTTCAATTTGCAGGAAAAGCAATAAGCCAAACAGTAGGAGTTTTAGCAAAAGGAATGATGGACCCTTTATTTATAATGGGTAAAATCTACACTGCTTTCCTAGACGTAAATGTAGCAGCAGTTGAATACGGAAGACTTACAGGAAAGAATGGTGTAAATACGGCAGCAATGAACAGCAGCCTAGCATCATCGGTGGATGTGTTAAAAGTAATGGCAGAAATTACAAAGGAGATAGGTCTAGATTCTTCAAGTGTATTTTCTGATGCAGATTTAGGTAGGCTAGCGGAAGCAAAAAATTTACTAGGACTAAGCGATAAGCAAGCATCAAATTTAGGAACAAGAAGTAAAGTTGCAGGAATAGGTATACGAGACTATGAAAAAGGAATAGTAGGAGCTACTAATAAGTATAATACGTTAAACAGATCTACTATAGGACATGGAGCAGTTCTACAGGAAGTACTAAATACCTCAGACAGCATCTCACTCTCCTTAGCAGGTAATCCAGATAAATTATCAGCAGCAGCATCGGCAGGAATCGCTTTAGGACTTAACCTACAAAGAGTTGATGATATTGCGGCATCACTAACAGAATTTCAATCTTCTATATCAAATGAATTAGAAGCTGAATTACTAACAGGTAAGCAGTTAAATTTAGAAAAAGCTAGGGAATATGCACTATCTAATGATCTTGCAGGACTAGCAAAAGAACTATCTGCCAATGGAGCATCAGCTGCAGAGTTTAGCAGCATGAATCGTTTACAGCAAGAGAGCCTTGCAAAAGCATTAGGAATGTCCAGAGATGAGCTAGCAAAGTCAATACAACTAGAAGCACTAAGAAAGGGACTTGGTAAGGACGCAGTAGAAGCTGCAGGAGATATGACTTTGGCTCAAGTAGAGCAACTAGACATTCAAACTAGACTTAAAATATCATTAGATAAATTAGCTCAAGCATTTAGCCCTATATTACAAGCAATTATCCCTATTGCAGAAGCACTAGCAAGTGTAATACTTCCTATTGCAAGTGTAATTGGACATATAGCATCAGGAGTTAGTGGATTGATTAAACCGTTGTTAATTGTATACGGAATATACAAAGGAGCACTAATGCTCCAACAAGTAGCACTAGGAGTACAGACAGCGTTAAATGTACAAGGAATGATTGCAGCTAATAGGGGACTTGCAACAATAGGGACAAACAGAACTATAGCTGCTTTAGAGAGTAGATCCCTAATTGCTAAGACTGCAGGAAATGCATTACTATTAGCACAGTTAGTATATTATGAAGGTATAGCAGGTTTGAAAATGTTTGCCAATGGATTGGATGATAAAAGTATTGCAAAGAAGATAATTTTAAAAGGTTTCGATCTTGCAGAGTCAGTATACTTAATATTCAAAAATGGATTGGGTATGACAGAACTAGGAACAAGAGGTGCTATAGCAGCAGCAGCATCCCTTACAACAGCAGCTACTGCAGGCCAACTAGCTCTCATGCCAGGATTAGTTGCAGCAGAAGGAGCACTCGCAGCAGAATCAGTAGTTGTAGCATCATCAGCAATAGCTACTAATGCAGCAGCCACCTTTGGACTTGGAACACTAGCAATTGTAGGAGCACTAGCGGCAGTAGCGGGTGCCACTGCAGCGTACTA